AGTTGGTTGACGCAGGTACGCTGTCGAACTTGCCGGGCGGTCTGAAGTCCCGTGGGTTGCGTATTAAAGGAGACGACACGCCTATCGCTCCGGGCGAGTGGCGCGATGTAGATACTGGTTCGGGAGCTATCCGTGACAACATATTGCCGCTACCTTACAAAGAACCATCGGCTACTTTATACCAACTCCTTGGTACTATCGTTGAGGAGGGCCGACGTTTCGCAGCGACTGCCGACATCCAAGTGTCCGATATGTCGGCTAATACGCCAGTGGGAACAACTCTGGCCGTACTTGAACGAACCCTCAAAGTTATGTCCGCCGTACAAGCGCGGGTCCACTACGCGCTCAAGCAAGAACTCCGGCTCCTAGCAGACATCATTCGTGACTTCTCCCCAGATGATTACGACTACGAGCCAGAAGAAGGCTCCCGCCGTGCCAAGAAGTCTGACTACTCCGATGTCGAGATCATTCCGGTAAGCGACCCTAACGCTGCAACACTCTCCCAGCGCGTCGTGCAATACCAAGCGGTACTACAACTTGCACAAGGCGCACCGCAGATTTACGACATGCCGCTGCTTCACCGGCAGATGCTTGAGGTGTTGGGCATCAAGAACGCTACTAAGTTGGTCCCCATGGACGACGACAAGAAGCCGGAAGATCCCATCACGGAAAACATGAACATCTTGAATCTGAAGCCGGTCAAGGCGTTCCTGTATCAGGATCACGAGGCGCACATCAAGGTCCACATGAGCGCCATGCAAGACCCGCTAATTCAACAATTGGCCGGGCAAAACCCGCAAGCGCCGATGATTATGCAAGCAGCGCAAGCGCACATCATGGAGCACATCGCCTTTGCTTATCGAGCAAAAATTCAACAGGCTTTGGGTGCGGACCTTCCACCTCCCGGCGAGGGCTTGGACCAAGCAGTCGAGGTTCAGCTTTCACGCTTGGTTGCCCAAGCAGCACCGATGGTTCTCCAGCAGAGCCAGACGCAAGTAGCACAACAAAAAGCTCAACAGCAAGCGCAGCAAGCTGCACAAGACCCGGTTATTCAGATGCAACAGCAGGAGTTGCAGTTGAAACAGCAAGAGCTGCAATTAAAAGCGCAAGAGATGCAGATAAAAGCTGCGGCGGAGGCCGACAAGCTGGAGCTGGAGAAACAACGCCTCGAAGCCGAGATGGAGCTAAAAGGCATACAGCAAGGCGTAAAGATGCAGCTCGACCGCGACAAGTTCGAAGCGGACAACGAGAAAGAAGGTGTGCGCCTTGGTTCCGAGATTGCTCGCAATCGCGCAGAACAGACCATGCGGCAGCAAGAAATGTCCAAACCAACTAAAGGAGAGTAATGAACGAGTACACATCCTTCGTAGATGTTCTGCGCAAGCTAATCCGTGAGGACATGAACAACTACGCCGACGATCTGGCAGGTGGTGCCTGTGCAGATTACGCGTCTTATACCAAGCTGTGCGGGGTGATTCAGGGTCTAGCCCTAGCAGAGCGCCACCTACTTGACCTTGCAAAGAAAGTGACGGAACAAGACGATGAGTGAAATCATTCTCCCAAAGTACTTGAAAGATCTGATCGAGGAAGAGACTGAGTTACAGGAAGAAAAAATTGATTCTCCCGGTGATGACGTAAAAGCTCGCCAGCTACCCAAACCATCAGGGTTCAAGATTCTCTGCGCCGTGCCTCCGGCTGACGACAAGTTTGACGATTCGGTCATTGTCAAAGCCAGCATATCGCAACGAGTCGAAGAACAGACCACAACCGTGCTGTTTGTTGTGGCCGTTGGCCCGGATGCGTACAAGGATACCGAGAAGTTCCCAAGCGGCCCTTGGTGTAAGGAAGGGGATTTTGTGTTGGTTCGCGCTTATTCAGGCACCCGGTTCAAGATCCATGGACGTGAATTCCGCATGATCTATGACGACATGGTGGAAGGTACGGTTGATGACCCACGCGGCTACGCCCGCGCTGCATAAGGAGGCAATATGCCCAAAGAAGAGTACATGGAAGAGTTTAAGTTTCCCGATGAGAAACAGGCGGAAGCGAAAAATGAGGATGTGGATATCGAGCTTGATGTGTCGGGTGAGACCGACATCGAGATTGAAATCGAAGACGATACCCCTGCCCAAGATCGTGGTCGCCGCCCACTGGAACGTGAAGTCGAAGACCCAACCGATGAGGAGGTCGAGCAGTACAGCGACAAAGTCCAGAAGCGCATCAAGGAGTTGGCTCATGCCCGTCACGACGAACGTCGGGCTAAAGAGTCTGCACTTCGCGAGCGCGAAGAGGCTATCCGGGTTGCGCAGTCACTTGTGGAAGAAAACAAGAAGCTGCGTGGATATGTTTCCCATGGGGAGCAAACTTATGCTGGCGTTCTGAAGGAGAAAGCCGAAGCCGAGCTGGAAATGGCTCGTCGGAAGTACAAGGAAGCCGCCGAGTCTTACGACTCCGACGCTATGCTGGAGGCGCAGGAAGCTCTGCAAGATGCCAAAATGAAGTTGGCACAAGCGCAAAATTTTAAGCCAGCCCCTTTACAAACAGAAAACGAAGAGGTATATAGTCAACCAACAACTTCTTCGGCTCCGCGTCCAGACGAAAAGACCTTGCGCTGGCAAGCTAAAAACCAGTGGTTTGGCGCACCGGGGTACGAGGAAATGACTGCCATGGCGCTGGCTATGCACCAGCGTCTTACGACAGAAAACGGGATCGAATACGCCCGCACCGATGAGTATTTCGAGCGAATCGACGCTCGCCTACACGAGAAATTCCCCGAAGTGTTCGGTGAGCGTCAGCCGGCACGGGAAACTCAGTCTAAAAAGCCCGCAGCTACGGTGGTAGCACCCGCTGCTCGCTCTACCCCATCCAAGAAATCTGTCAAATTGACAAAAACGCAACAAGCTGTTGCGGCAAAACTTGGACTGACCGCACAGCAATATGCTGTTGAACTCATGAGACTGGAGAACCGTAATGGCTAATCGCACCCCCCGTGATCTTGAAACACGCGAAAAAACTACTCGTGCCGCGTATGTGCCGCCGAGCGTATTACCTGAGCCAACCCCTGAACCGGGGTATTCATACCGCTGGATTGCAACCCATGTGTATGGCACCGCAGACCCATCCAACGTGTCCAAAAAGACGCGTGAAGGCTGGGAACCTGTAAAGGCTTCGGACCACCCTGAATTGATGCTCCCGTCCAATACGGCGGGGAATGTTGAGCTAGGCGGCCTGATGCTTTGCAAAATGCCAACAGAAATGGTTCATGCCCGCAATGAATACTTTCAGCGTCAAGCGGAAGGCCAGATGCAATCGGTTGACAACAACCTTATGCGCCAAAGTGATCCGCGGATGCCACTCTTTAATGAGCGCAAGTCCACGTCTACTTTTGGCTCTGGTAACAAATAGCCTTTTATTAATTAGGAGCTAACATGGCTTATCCGACTGTATCAGCCCCCTACGGGCTAAAACCGATCAATCTGATCGGCGGTCAGGTGTTCGCCGGCCAAACCCGCGAACTCCCGATTGCAAGCAACTACGCTACTGTTATTAATAACGGTGACGTAGTTAAGTTCAACACTACTGACGGCACCATCGAGAAAGAGACTGGCACGGCTACTATTAGCGCCAATGGTATTGTGGGTGTGTTCCTTGGTTGCAGCTACACCAACCCTTCGACGGGCCAGAAGCTGTTTGCCAACTCGTACCCCGGCACTATTGTTGCTGATGACATTCTGGCTTACGTAGCAGATGATCCTGACCAGCTGTTCAAAGTTGCTGTGACTGGCGGCTCGACTTCGACCACCATCACTCCTATTGCTGGCACTATTCTTGGCAGCAACTTGGGTATTTCGCAGCCTTCGACTAACACCACAATCTCTGGCAATTCCAACATCGGCGCATACAATGCGGCAGATAGCACTGTCGCTACGCTTCCACTGCGTGTCGTTGGTTTGGTTCCTGAGACCACTAATTCCAGTGGCGATTACAGCGAAGTGATTGTTAAGTGGAACGCAGCAAGCATCGTATCTTCCACGACTGCATCCGGAAGCCCGCTGGTCTATGTAACTACTAGTACCGTGACAGGTGGTCATTGCTACCTGAACCCGAACGGTCAGTTCAACGTATAAGGGAGTTAAATCATGGCTATTTCACGCGCACAACTACTGAAAGAGCTGCTCCCCGGCTTGAACGCATTGTTCGGTCTGGAGTATGCACGTTACGGCGAAGAGCACAAAGAGATCTACGAAACCGAGACCTCCGAGCGTTCGTTCGAAGAAGAAACCAAGCTGTCGGGCTTCTCCGCAGCGGCTGTCAAAAATGAAGGTAGTGCAATTCAGTACGACAACGCACAAGAAGCTTGGACTGCTCGATATAACCACGAGACTATCGCTCAGGGCTTCTCCCTGACCGAAGAAGCGATCGAAGATAACCTGTACGACTCCCTGTCGGCTCGTTACACCAAGTCGCTGGCTCGCTCGATGGCTTATACCAAGCAAGTCAAAGCAGCTAACGTCCTGAACAACGGCTTTACTAACTCCGCGCAGTACTACGGCGGCGACGGTGTGCCTCTGTTCTCGGCATCCCACCCGCTGGTATCTGGTGGCACCAACAGTAACATTCCGACAACCCCGGCTGACCTGAATGAAACTTCGCTGGAAGCAGCAGTCATTCAAATCGCAGCTTGGACTGACGAACGTGGTCTGTTGATC